CCCACCAAGCAAAAGATCTGGCGATCTGAATCACCTCCTCGATATTAGAGGAGACCATTCCACCTTCAATCGTGCAGATATGATGAGCTGGATAGAAAGAACAAGACGCAGCGACGGCTTTTTTAGTCAGCAACTCACCTCTCCACTTGCTACCCAAGGAGTCACAGTTGTCCGCAATGTAATGCAATCTATTCCTATCAAGAATCTCAAAAAACTTATCGAAGTCATAGGGATTACCAAGAACGGGGGATGAGAAAACAGCAACAGTTCTTGGTGTAAGTTTATCTTCTATCTGTTGTAGATTCCAATTCAAATCCTCCATGTCTATGTCTACAAAGACAGGTTTCAATCCATTCTGAATGATGGGGTTGATAGTAGTCGGGAATCCACATGCACATACTATAATTTCATCTCCATCATGCCAGTCAAAATATTTTTTCAACGCAGCAATCATCACTAGGTTAGCAGATGAACCACTGTTGACCATAACAGAATGTTTGAAGTCAAACTTCTTAGAGAATGCACGTTCAAACTTATTGACATTCTCCCCTGCTGGTAACCACTGACCACCTAGTAATGTCGTGATAGCAGCAGTAACTTCTCTATTGTCCCAGTAAGGACCTGAGTAATAGATTGGATCACCAGGTTTCCAATGTTGATTTGGTAGGTATTTCATTGTTTCATACCCACTCTTCTCAAGACTGAATATAAAGTTGTCGACCTGCTCGCTTAGATTATACATAAATCTTTGACAATAAATTCGTTAGTAATGTGTTGTGCAAATCCTAAATTCTTCAACTTAGTTGTATCCAACCAGAAGTGTTGAGTCTGCACATTGTTGTGAAACTCAGGAGGATCAATACTTATAATCTTACCACGAGATCTAGTAAAATGTTTAGCGAGTTCTACAATCTCACTAACCCTTGTGGGTTGTCCTGATCCTATGTTGTAGATCTCATTCAACTCACCCTTGTCCATGACAAGTTTCATTGCTCTACATACATCTTTGACATGCATTATGTCACGTTGGTGTGATCCTTTATCATATACTTTGATGTCACGATCTTGTTTCAATTCATTGACCATCCATTGGATAGCATTCTTCTTTCTACTTGCATTAGTATCTCCCTCACCCATGACATTACATAGTCTAAAGATTCTATACTTCATCCCAGTAGTCTGTGCGAAAGAAATGATAAGATCCTCTGCACACTTCTTGGTAATAGAATAAAATCCTGTTGGGTTGCATACCTGTACTTCGGATGCAGGGGAGTGTGCTCCTTTTCCATAGACAAACCATGATGAGACAAAGTTGAATGTGATGTCATTTGATCTACAGAAGTCAAGTGTTTCACAAAGGACTCGTAGATTTGTTTCGACATCCAAAGTGATTTGATCATGGACATGATAGTTGTGTGTAGTTGAAATCATGTACAGGATGTCGTTGTGCCTTGGCACTCTTTCATCTCTTTCTTGTACTTCAACTTCTGATTTGTATAGGTTCTTGAAAGTTTTACCTATAAAACCGTGACCGTATAAAGAAATCATACTAGTTGTTCTAGATACCAAGTGATAGTGGCACGAAGACCTACCTCAAATTCTGTGGAAGGTCTCCATCCTGTACGTTGTGTAATCTTACTATGATCCATACCATATCGTTTGTCAATGCCAGGTCTTTCATTGCTGATACCAATGAGATCATGTGGCTTTTTCATCATATCTAATATCATTATAGTAACATCTATATTTCTCATCTCACATGACCCACCTACGTTGAAGTGATCGTTGATTACACACTTCTCCTCTAGTCCCCATATTGCAGAACAATGATCGTAAACATATAACCAATCTCTTACTTGATGTCCACCTTGATGCATGTATGTAATCTTATTTCTAAACGCATTGTATATAACTTTAGGTATCAACTTCTCTACATGTTGATGAGGACCATAGTTGTTAGAGCAGTTAGTAATAAGATAAGGTAGACCATAAGTGTTATGCCACGTCTTGACAAAATGGTCAGACGCTGCTTTGCTTGCCGAGTAAGGATTTCTTGGGTCATATGGTGTTGTCTCCTTGAATAATACCTTATCATAATATTCTAAAGAACCATACACTTCATCAGTAGATATGTGATGGAACTTGTCTACGTTATGTCTTAGACTGGCATTCAATAGATTGATTGTACCAATTACATTTGCTTCTAAGAAAGGTCTGTAGTTAGTTATACTATTGTCAACGTGTGACTCAGCAGCGAAGTGAAATACTCTTTTGATCTTATACTTGTCGAAGATATAATTTACATTATCCTCCTGTGATATATCACAGTACTCAAATACAAACTGATTATTGAGTGGCATGTATTTTTTATCAGCAGCATAAGATAGGTTGTCTATGATGACAACTTGATCTTCCACACCAGTATATTTTTTGAGATAGTGTAGGAAGTTACTGCCAATAAATCCTGCACCGCCTGTAACTAGGAACATAAGTCTATAAGTTTATCGATGTATGCTTTTGCCTTCTTTAGATCTTGAACTTTATCGTCCTTGTATCCTGCACGACAGACATACTTCACTACATTACCAGCGAAGAAGTCAAGTCTTTGATCTGCTATGAAATCCCAGACTTGTATACTACCACGTTGGTAATGTGCAGGGTCTTCTGGTTTGAAATCATCTGGATTCATTAGTAGTGACCCCACGCAAAATGATCTACACGATTATAATCATCTTCCAATCTTACGATATCATCCTCAACACAGTCACCTCTTTGTACTTCTATAATTCTTATTCCTTTCTTACCACCCTGTATGCGATGACGTTGTTCGATCTGTATAAAGAATGTGTCGCCAACTTTGCATGATGTCTCAAGATTACCTTGAGTTATAATACCATCACCCTCTACAACAACCCAGTCCTCAGTGCGATACCTATGGAACTGTAGAGATATTCTCATCTCTGGTTCTACGAAGAGTTCTTTGACACAATAATTGTCACCTCTTTGTAAGACAGAGAAGTATCCCCAAGGTCTTCTTTCTTTTTCAATCATCCAATAAACCCCGTATTCAATAGATCATACTCTAAGTTTTCCATAACAACATCATAGTCTTTATCTTTATCATCGTAAAAATAAATCTCCTGTTGTACATAGAATGACTTCAAGGATGAGTATAAACTTGGATGATCATACTCTAAATCCACTCTACGTTCTACAGCATCAACTAGGAGTTGAGATTTTTCTTTGAACTTTGAAAGAAAAGATCCTTTCGTAGACATTTTTTCTGGTAACTAACGAGTCCATTATACTGATATTCAAATCACTTGTCAAGAAAGCAATCATACCTATTGAGTGTGATTACATTGACATTGATCGCTATCCTATACTCCTTTGTCTTAGAAGGCAGAGGTGCATGGTAATAAGTAGCAGGAAATATCAGTAGTTCTCCTTCCACTGGTTTATGTATATGCTCTTTTCCATCCAGTAAAAACATGATGTCACCTGAGTGTGGTGGTTTCCGTAAGTAGAAGACAGTAGAGATATCTTTCTGTACCTTCTCACTCATATGGTTATGTACATAGGTGACGGTTCTATCCTCGTTGGATACGTATGCCCAACTAGCATTGAATACTCTCTCTGGTATATCTGCTTTAGGATATAGTGTTATAACTTCTTCTTTTATTATATCAAACAGAGGTTGAAAGAATCCTAGATTGTTAGGTGCTATGTCAAACACATACTCACCTCTCTTGTAGTTTTTACTACTCCACTTATGTTGTAATATAAGTTTTTTACACAGCAGGTCTACATCCTCTGCCCAGTCAAGACCAATATGTTTAGAGTGAAGGTGCACGTTTTATTTTCTTTTTCTTTTCTGGTTTAGGTTCTGGCATTCTACCATGATTCATCTCTTCACCAGGCAATGCACAGAATATCTGTACTGACATTCTCATTCCTCCCTCCTCATTTGCCATGATAGGAGTGACAGCATGTCTTTCACCCTCATCATTTATCATCAACAGATTTCTTTTGGGGTGGATGCACTTCAACTCCTCTGAGTTATTAGGTTTCCACATGAATACACCACCCTTCTCTGGTATCCAATCATTCAAATATAATGTAGCACCATAGATGTTTAAGTTATCATCATGCCAGTTGATACCAGAACCTGGTAACCACAAGTGGTAGTTTATATTTGTAGGTACTCTCTTGAAGTATGGTGTAAGTTGATTCCTAAGATCATTGAATTGATATACCTCAGGTCTAGAAGAGAAACAGAATTGTTTGAACCCTTTAGTGAGTGGCATACCCCATTTCCATTTGGATATACCCCAGACATCTTGCTTCTTCTTTCTATTGATCTCTTCTAAACATCTGTCTACTAACTCATCGTCTACAGCGTCATGAATTATTCGCATTTGCTATTGTCTCTAGGTCTTTATTGAATTGATCTAATCCTTTATCAGTAAGAACATGATTATACATCTTCTCAAATACTGTTGGAGGTATTGTACATATGTCAGCACCTACAGCGAAGGAACCAGACACACTAGATACATCTCTTAGTGATGCAGATAGTATCTCTGTCTC